TGTGGTGCTGGTGTGGTGCCTTTGTGGTGCTGGTGTGGTGCCTAGGGTATCCACTGGCACACTTACACCCTTGGTATCTGGTGTCGACCGATGAAAGCCTCGTGACGCGCCATAAGGAGTCTTGACGCGCGCGCCTCTGAATGCCACACGACCCCCCGGCCCCCCCGGTGTAGCTTATGTTTATCTGTAGTGCCCCCTTAGATACAAAAAAGTAGCAATTTAGGATAAAGGGTAATTAATGTGTGTATAATCCGGTAATCCATGTGTATACTAAGCCCTTGTTTTCCTTAAATAAAGCTTGACACACACGAGTATAGCCTTTAGCTATTAAAGGGACGGCCCTTATGTATAAATATGTTGACATAAGAGCAGAAAAGACTTGACTTTTGGTTGTAAATATGGTATAATCTACTGTATAGTAAAGAAGATAAAGACTACTTCTCGACCTTAAGTAGCCTTAAGCATCGTTAGGCTTGATCTTTTATTAATAATTAAAGAAATCAATTAAAGTGTACTTAAGTATCCTTAAGGGCTAAGGGAAATACAATGAGTAATAAAGAATCAAAGAGTGGTCAGTCCGCAAAGCGTGTTGGTAGACCAAAGAAAGCAGATGTTGTGTCAAAAACCGTAGGTAAGCGTCAGGCCGTAGGCAGACCCAAGGGTGATGCAGCGACCATTAACGAATACAAAGCTAGAATGTTGGCATCCCCTAAGAGTAGGAAGGTGTTGGACAGTATTCTTAACGCTGCCTTGGACGATGACCATAAGAATCAAGCAGCGGCATGGAAGCTGTGCATGGATAGACTACTACCCGTCAGCTACTTTGAGAAGGACAAGCTAAACGGTGGTAGTAACGCTATTAATATATCCATTACTGGGGTAGGTGGGGAAACCACTGTGATCTCTGGTAATCAAGAACCCATTGAAGGGGACTACACTGATGTATAACATTAACAATGATTTAGATTACTTCACTAGAGAAGAGTTTGCCTGTCAGTACACAGGTGAGAACAACATTAGTGATAGACTACTATTAAAGTTAGATTTGTTACGAGCAAGGTGTGAGTTTCCCTTCGTTATCACGAGTGGTTATAGATCAGAAGACCACCCAATTGAAAGAGAGAAGGAGAAAGCAGGAACTCATGCCCAAGGTATTGCCGCAGATATTAAAGTCACCAATGGTACACAGCGTTATAAGATTATTGAAGAGGCCATTAAGATGGGCTTTACGGGAATTGGAATTGCTGGTAGCTTTGTGCATGTTGACATCCGCGACCTTGACGGTAATGAGTCTCCTGTAATGTGGTGCTACTAGTTGACTGATTTAAACATATCCTTGTTGCCTTGGCAGCAGGAAGTGTGGGATAGCCCTTCACGGTTTAAAGTCATTGCTGCTGGTAGACGTACAGGCAAGTCCCGTGTTGCTGCTTACAAGCTCATTGTAGAGGCATTAAGCTCCACTAAAGGTCAGGTGTTCTATGTTGCCCCTACTCAGGGTCAGGCTAGGGACATTATGTGGCAAATGCTCTTAGAGATAGGGCATAGTGTCATAGCCTCTAGTCATATCAATAACCTACAAATAAAGTTTATTAACGGTGCTGTCTTAGCCCTCAAGGGTGCAGACAGACCAGAAACCATGCGTGGTGTCAGTCTTAAGTACTTGGTTATGGATGAGTACGCTGACATGAAGCCGGAGGTCTGGGAGCAAATCCTGAGACCAGCCCTTGCGGATCAGAAGGGTGGAGCAATGTTCATTGGTACGCCAATGGGTCGTAACCACTTCTATGAGTTATATACATATGCTTGTGTCGGTGATGACGATACCTTTGCTGGTTTCCACTACACGAGCTACGACAACCCGCTGTTGGACGCTGATGAGATCAAGGCCGCTGAGAAATCAATGTCAGCCTTTAGTTTCCGTCAGGAGTTCATGGCATCGTTTGAGGCAATGGGCGGTGAGTTATTCAAAGAAGAGTACATTAAGTTTAGCGAAGAGGAGCCTACTGATGGTGAGTATTACATTGCTGTTGACTTGGCAGGCTTTTCTGAGGCGGGTAAGAATACCACCAAGACTAGCAGACTTGATGCGACAGCTATTGCGGTTGTTAAAGCGAACACTGAGGGCTGGTGGGTTGCTAATATCATACATGGCCGTTGGGGCGTTGAAGAGACCGCACGAAGAATCTTTGAAGCAGTTAGAGACTATAAGCCAATCGCAGTCGGCATTGAAAAAGGAGCGTTAAAGAACGCTGTTCATCCTTACCTCAATGACATTATGAAGAAGAATCAACGCTTCTTTAGAGTGGAAGAGCTTACACACGGCAACAAGAGAAAGATTGATAGAGTTGTTTGGGCGTTGCAAGGGCGCTTTGAACACGGTAACATAACGCTTAACAAGGGTGAGTGGAACAGTAAGTTCTTAGATGAGCTGTTTCAGTTCCCTAACGTACTAGTCCACGATGACTTGGTAGACGCATTAGCGTACATAGACCAGTTAGCTAAGGTTGCGTACTCTATAGACTATGAAGAAGAAGACTACGAATTCTTAGATAAATACGCAGGGTACTAATTATGTATGAAGACAAGACAGATGATCTGATAAGCGAGACTCTTGAAGGCTGGGTAATGACCAAGTGCAGTAGCTGGAGAGATCATTATGAAGCTAATTACTCTGATAGATTTGAGGAGTACTATAGGCTTTGGCGTGGGCAATGGGCGGCAGAAGACCAAGTACGGACAACTGAGCGTTCTAAGATTATTTCTCCTGCACTCCAGCAGGCAGTAGAGTCATCAGTAGCGGAGCTAGAGGAAGCTACCTTTGGCCGTGGTATATGGTTTGACATTAAAGATGACATCCATGACCAAGACAGCGCAGACATTGCTATGCTACGTAAGCATCTTGAGCAAGACTTTAAGAAGAACAAAGTACGTAAAGCTGTAGCAGAGTGCTTGATTAACGCTGCTGTCTTTGGTACAGGTATTGCTGAAGTAGTACTGGAAGAAGAAAAAGAGATGGCCCCTGCTACTGAACCTGTCATGGGTGGTGAGCTACAAGCCGTGGGTGTCACAACTAGAGACCGTACTTGCGTTAAGCTACGTCCTGTCATGCCTCAGAATTTCCTTATTGATCCGGTAGCTACATCCATTGAGGAAGCTTTAGGTTGTGCTGTAGATGAATTTGTATCTGAGCATAAAGTTGAGCAGCTACAAGAGAGCGGTGTCTACCGTGATGAGCCTATTCATACATCATCTAGTGACTTTGAGCTTGAACCTGATCAAGACTTAGATGCATACTCTGACGATAAGGTACGTCTTACTAAGTACTACGGTCTTGTTCCTCGTCACTTGTTAGTTGACGCACAGGAAGAAACAGATGACGAAGAAGAAGTCACCTTAACAGATGATGAAGATGACGATTCTTACTACGTTGAAGCTGTAGTAGTTATTGCTAACGGTGGTACGTTACTTAAGGCTACAGAAAACCCCTATATGATGCAAGACCGTCCTATCGTGGCATTCCCATGGGATGTAGTCCCTAGCCGCTTCTGGGGTCGTGGTGTATGTGAGAAAGGTTATAACTCACAGAAAGCCCTTGACACAGAACTACGCGCACGTATTGATGCCCTTGCTCTTACTATACACCCTATGATGGCAATGGACGCTAGCCGTATGCCTCGTGGCGCTAAACCAGAAATTAGGCCAGGAAAAGTTATTCTTACTAACGGTAACCCTGCTGAAATCCTACAGCCATTTAACTTTGGTCAGGTTAATCAGATTACCTTTTCACAAGCACAAGCTTTGCAGACAATGGTACAGACAGCTACAGGCGCTATTGACAGTGCTGGTATTGCTGGGTCAGTCAACGGTGAGTCTACTGCTGCTGGTATTTCTATGAGCTTAGGTGCTGTTATAAAGCGTCATAAACGTACGCTTATTAACTTCCAAGAGGCTTTTCTGATTCCTTTTGTAGAGAAAGCAGCATATAGGTATATGCAGTTTCAGCCTGAGATGTATCCTGTAGGTGATTACAAGTTCCATACTTCTAGTTCCTTGGGTATCATTGCCCGTGAGTATGAGGTTACACAGCTTGTACAGTTGCTACAAACCATGTCTCCAGACACGCCTATGTATCCTAAGCTGGTTATGTCCATCATTGATAACATGAACTTGTCTAACCGTGAAGAGCTTATTGCTACACTTGAGCAAGCTAATACGCCTAACCCTGAGCAAGAGCAAGCAGCACAGCAGGCAGCACAGGAAGCACAGCAAGCACAGATGGCATTCCAAGCGTCACAGACTGCTGCACTCAATGGACAGGCAGAAGAGTCTGCGGCTAGAGCAGGCAAGATGGCAGCGGAAACACAGGCTATACCACAAGAGTTAGAGATTGATCGCATGAAAGCAGCGACCACTAACCTAGCAGTAGGAACAGCAGACGATAAAGAGTTTGAAAGACGTTTGAAGATTTCTGATCAGCTCCTCAAAGAACGCAATATTGCAGTCATTGAGGGTAACGCCAATAAACCAGAAAGGCCAACACAACAATGATAAGCACACGAGACTTAGAAAACGTAGTATCACAGATTAACACACAGTTTGACGATCTTAGAAATAAGATAACTAAACTAGAGGAGGAGCTAAAATGCCAAAGCCAAGGCAAGGTAAAGCCCAAGTCAAAGTAACCTCTAGTGGCAAGAAGGTAAGCTTCGGACAAGCAGGTAACGCTAAAGACGGAGGCCCTCGTGTAAGAGCGGGGACTTCTAAAGGTGACAGCTACTGTGCCAGAAGCCTAGGTATTAAGAAAGGCTTATCTAAGAAAAAGCAAAACGATCCGAACACACCTAACAACTTATCACGCAAGAGATGGAAATGCTCAGGCGCTAAATCAAAGAGGAAGTAAACATGCCACAAGGTAAAGGAACATACGGTACTAAAGTAGGTAGACCAGCTAAGAAAAAAGCGGCACTTCAGCGAAATGTAGGAAGCACAAGCATTAGCCCTGCTGGTTACTTAAAGGCTGCTACAGCTAAGAAGAAAAAAGTAGCACCTAAGCTAAAGAAAGGCGGCGGCGGTCGCTAGATGAAAGGTCAGACACATGGTGGTAAAGGAAGCTCCACTAGGAAGACTGACGCTGCTAAGTTCACTAGTAACTGGGACGCTATATACAGCAAACCAGCTAAGAAGTCAAGTAAAGATAAGAAATAACGCTTGACTTTCTTATACTAATATGTTATAATAGGTAGGTATACTACTTACTAACCGCTGTCCTTAGGGAGAAACAGTATGATTGAACCAGAA